TCCCGTGGTACGCCTCTTTGAACCGCTTCGCGGCGACCTCGGTGATGTCGGCGGTCTTCGCGAGCACCTCGACCCCACCACCGAACAGCTCGGTGAAGTTCGTGCCCTTGGCCGTGTCCCGTTCCTTCGCCGTGGGCTCGTGGCCGAGGACCATCTCCGCCGTCACGGCGTGCATGTCCTTGCCGTCGAGGAACGCCTGGATCAGCGCGGGCTCCTGGCAGTCGGCCGCGAAGATGCGGTACTCGATCTGGTGGTAGTCGGCGAACACGAACGTGTGGCCCGGGTCCGCTACGAACGCCCGCCGGACGTAGTCCCCGGCCTCCCGCTTCGGGACGTTCTGGAGGTTCGGCTGCGACGACGACATCCGGCCGGTGCGGGCTCGCATCGTCTGCATGGTCGTGTGAACCCGGCCGTCCACCTCGTGGCTCAGGTACGCCCGGAAGTACGTGTGGGCGTTCTTCAGCAGGCCCCGGTACTCCAGGACGTCGTCGGCGATCGGATGGCCGTACTCCCGCATCGCGTCGTCGTCCAGCACCGGCTGGCGGCGGCCCGTCCTCGGCCCGGGGCGCCCCAGCTTGAGCTTCACCCCATCGGCTTCGAGGTGCTCGGCCAGCTTCTTCTTCCCCCCCAGCGGGAAGTCGTACCGGTCCTGGATCGCCTTGGCCTGCGCCTCCAACAGCGTCAGCTGCTCCTGGCAGTACGCCAGGTCGACCTTCATCCCTCGGCGCTCTGCGTCGGCGATGGCCTTCACGACCTCCAACTCCAGCTGGTACAGGTCGTCGTAGCCCCGAGCCACGATCTGCGGGTACAGGTAGGCGGCGGCCTTGGCCGTCAGGATCGTGTCCATCCCGCCGTAGAACCAGTACTCGTACGTGTTGGTCGGGACCGTGGCCCAGCCAGTCTTCGTGCGCTTGTACATCTCGCGCATCTCGCGCTGGGCCTTCGAGCTGTCCGCCCCGAGATGGTTGTCAGCGAACGCCTTCAGGCCGATGTCCTGCTCGCTGTACAGCAGGTGGGCCATCAGCTTGGCATCGTTCTCGAATCGAGGCTGGAACCCGGCGTTGGTCAGGAACTGTTCGTCGAACTTCCCATTCCACCCGACCAGCTCGCGGCTGATCGCGAGGGTGCCCTCGATCATGTCCGCCTGCTCCGGGTACGGCAAGGCCCAAGCGTCCGACTCAGTGCCGAACTGGACCAGGCGGAGCTTGTCGTTCCACGGGTCCAGGCCCGTCGTCTCGACGTCACAGGCCACCCAGTCCCAGGTCGGAATCTGCCGGTACCACCGGGCAAAGTCCATCCGGTCGAAGTGGCCCTCGACGAAGTGAACGCTCAAGCGAAGGGCTCCGACGTCGGGTCGACCGGCGAGCCAAGAATCCACTCGTCCGACTGATCCTCGTCCTCGTCCGAGTAGGCCGTCTGGTCCAGCAGCAGTTGATCGTTGGCCTCGATCAGCTCGACCACCTGGTACCCCTGGAGCCTGTACGCCTTCTGCAGCTTGGCGTTCTCACCTGCACAGACCCGCAACTGCAGTCGCAGGTATTCCAGCTCGTCGAGAGCGGCCCTCATGATCGGCACGGCCTCGGCCAGCAGCTGGGAGTCCCGCTCAAGCGATTTGCGCCTCCTGCGAACCATCGTTCCTCCTGTCATCGAATGTTTTCTGGTGACGCCCATATTGTAGCCGACCTCGTCATCCAGGCACGAGATTGAACTCAGGCACGATATGACAGACTCGGCTACACTATGGGTGTACACATAGTTCAAGTGAAAGGGGAGAAGGCGACTCCGTCGCCGTCCGTCTTTGAGCAGGCATCCACTCCGACTCGCTCACCCGCTACGCGGCGCAAAGAGCGCGCCGCTCGGGGATCGCAGAGTCTGAAGGAAGACACCGAAGGTGAACAAGGACAAGCACTAGCACAATGTCATACTTTCGCGCGCGTGAGCGCGTAGGGGAGTCCGAGTGATCAGCAGCTGCCAGCTAGAATGGTGCCCGTGCGACGAGACGACGGGGTGCTCGTTCTGCGCGAAGGACGGCAACCACGTCGATCAGTGCAAGGCGCATGACCCAACCCCGGCGGAGATCGAGGCCGAGCTTCGACGGCAGCAGTTTCCTTCCACCGGAGTGGTGAAGAGCATGCCCACCGGGAAAAGGGGCGCATCATGTTGAGGGATTGTGGAGAGTGCGGCATCGTGGAGGTCGAGTTCGACCCCTGGGGCGGCCCTGTGCGTTGCGCGGTCTGTGGGAGGCTCCTGGAGACCGACGAGGACCGGGAGGCCAGCTGATGGAGCCTAATGCGCGCAGGGCGCCTGAGCTGACACCAGAGGACTGGGATCAGGTCGTAGCGTGGCGACCGCTGATCTACAAGGTCATCCGGAAGTTCGGAGAGAACGCCATGGCCCGGGGAGTGTTCTACCGTGGCCGGATCGGCGCGCCGAACTTCGAGTGGATCGTGCCGCAGCCCACCGCCTACGGCGAGGACGCAGTCGCGCTGATGCAGGACCTGGAGGCCCGGGGGCTGGAAGAGGCCGCGGTGGCCTTCTCCCGGTTCGACCCAGAGAAGGCGGGGGGCAAGCCTGTCTCCGAGAAGTACCTGGAGCGGGTCATCTGGCGGGGGCTGCAGAAGGATTTCGACACCTGGCTGGCGGCCAACCACTCCGTCGAGACGCTCCAGGTGAGCGCGATGCCGCGGATGTACCTGGACGACGGCCCCACCGACGACGCCCCTGGCCCACGACACGGCCAGAGCGTCGGCGAGGACTGGGAAGCACCGCAATCGACGGTGGCCGATCCACCGCCGGTACCGGACCCCGAAGTCACTGCCCGGCTGGGCAACGCCCTGGGGGAGCTGTCCTCCAGGGAAGCATGGGCGCTTCGCATGCACGCTGACGGCACACCCCCCGACGTGATCGCGGAACGGCTGGGCTTCCAGAACACCCGGTCGGCCCACAACCTGATCGCTGAGGCCCGGGAGAGGGCCAAGACGGCGTACGAGAGGGACCTGTGATGGATGAACCGAAGGTGACGAAGCTCTGCAGCGAGCCCGAGCTGGCCGACGGCTACGGCTGGATGGTCTGCGACAGGCCGGTGGGCCACAAGGGCCCGCACTCAGCCACGATCCTTTGGGGTGACGAGGACGACACCCACGACATCGGAGGCGGAGGGTGAACGACGACATCGAGACGATTCGGTATTGGCTACCCGATTTCCCTGACGACTTTGCCTTTGAGCCAGAGTTGATAGCCGATGCCGATGCAGGTGACCCCCATGCCGCCCTCGACCACCTCGAAGCCGAACTCAACACCGCGAACCTGGCGAACGAGGCGCATCTGAATCTGCGGAAGAAGGTTGAGGCCGAGGTCGAGGGGCTGCGGGAAGAACTAAAAGAGGCCGACGCGGCTTATGAACTACTGCGGGCGAGGGCAAGGCAAGAGGTCGAGAGGCTGCGTTCTCTTCGTACCGAGAGTTCTCTGTACCAGGAAATAAGGGCATTGGAGAGAACACAGAAGGAACTTCGTGCCGAGAACGAGGGGCTGCGGGACACACGAGACAAGATGTTCGAGAAGAACGCGCTCCAGCGCCACCGGAACGACCTCACCGAGGCCGAGAACGAGAGGCTGCGGGGGCACATGGAACGACAGCAAGAGCAGCTACGTCGCCTCCGCCGCATCGAGGAGGCAGCGAGGGGCGTGATGGGGCTTTACAACGTGGACAAGGAATACGGCATCGACGCGATGTCGCCTGAATGGGGTCGACTTCGTAACGCATGGAGGGATAAGCCATGAACGACTACATCGAGATGATTCGGCAGCAGTTGATGAAGGCTGAGTGGCCGCATGGCGGGCACGGTACGTTGGACAACACGCTTGCCGCCCTCGACCGCCTCGAAGCCGAACTCATCGGCTACAAGAACGAAGCGCAACACCGACTGAACACGATGGGTGAGTTAGGGGCCGAGGTCGAGAGGCTGCGGGAAGAGTTGTACGAGGTAACGAAGGGTACGCGCTGGAACGAGCTGTTCGCCGAGAAAAACCGCCTGGTTGACGAGGTCGAGAGGCTGCGGGCCGAACGAGACCGCTTCCAACAGCTCTACGGTCAAGCGCAAGCCGAGAACGAGAAGCTGCGGTCGGACGTTGCCCAGTTGAACGGGTACGGCGAAGACATCGGGTGGATTCACGCCGAAGAGGTCGAGAAGCTGCGAGGACTGCTGCAAGTGCAGACGGACCTGAACGTGGACCTTCAGGTGCAGGCTGAGGAACAGCAACGCGAGGTCGAGAGGCTGCAAGATACCCAGGCGGAGCTGGAGTCCTGGAGGGCGTGGAAGGATGGCGTCCCTCCAACCCCCAGTGAGTATGTCGCCCTCAAGGACGAGAACGCCCTGCTGCACGAGGCATTCCTCGCGCGCACTGCAGAGTGGCAACGCCTGGCTACTAGGGCGGCAACGTGGAAAGTCGAGGTCGAGAAGTGGAAGGGCCGGTACGTCTTCGTCAAGTCGGAATACGACCGGATGATCCTGGAGCGGCGAGTCGAGAGCGGGACAGCGTGACCAAGATCGAGCAGAAGCGCGGCTTCTACCAGATCACCACCGACGCCGGGAACGCCGCGAAGCTGACTCGGGTCACGACGGCCCTCGACTGGGTCCTCGGCGACGGCAAGAGCGCCATGGCCTACTACGGGGGGAAGCAGTTCGCGCGGTGGCTCGGTGACTCCGAGGCGGAGTGGATGGAGCACTATGACGCATGGAAGGCGTCCGACTTCGATCCCAACAAGACGTTGCGCCGCAGGGGGAAAGAGGGCACGGCCTCTCACACGCTGTTCCAGCAGCTGTTGGAGGGCACCGTCACGGCGTTCGCTTCACCAGACGGAGACGACTTCTGGATCGACGACGGCGAAATGAAACTCATCGCTGCGGGGTTCGACCGCGGCGTCGTCGAGGCGTACTTCGGGGTGTACCAGCCGGTGCTACTCGGCGGGGCGAAGCCGGAGACCGAGAAGCGGCTGTACTGGACCGAGCACCCGATTGACGACTGCACCGACCACGACAAGCAGGGGCGCTGCACCCACGGATTCAGCGGGACGTGCGACGTCTTCTGGCCTGAGGATCAGATCGACGACTTGAAGACCCACGTCCCTGGCTACCGCTTCTCGGAGTGGATGCAGATGGCGATGTACGGGCTGGCTGCCGAGCAGATGGACCCGGACTGGGAGTGCGCCAAGCAGCGGATCGTGATCGCGCATGACACACCCGACGAGGAAACGGGCCTGTACTACGAGGTACAGGACGACCGGTTCCTCCCGAGCAGCGCCGCCCTCCCATTCTGGGAGCTGTACAAGATGCGGCAGGCATGGGGGCCGAAGTGATCGAGCCTGAAGACTTCCCGGCCGACGACTCCCGCGGCGGTCTGCCGCCCGACATCCCAGACGGGGAGGAACAGCTGTGAAGCCTCGTCTGGAGCTGGTGACCTGGAGGGACGCATACTTCGACCAGGACACACCCGACAAGCCGCGCAAGGACTACCTCGTGCAGACGGTCGGATGGACGAACACGAAGGGCCGGTTCCTCCGGGTCCGGAGCGAGCGGCTGCCGAGCAGGGAAGGCTGGCGGGCCATCACGAACATCCCGCTGGCGAACGTCGTGGAGCGGAAGGAGCTGTAGATGGGGTTGCCTCGGATCATCGGAATCACCGGGTACGCCCGGCACGGCAAGGACACGGTCGCGGCGGTGCTCACGCGGGAGCTGGGGTACAGCCGCGTGGCGCTCGCCGACAGGATGAAAGAGCTGATGCTCGTGCTCGACCCGAGGGTCGACATCGTGCATCGAGTCGTGCGGGGGGTGAACGAGTTCGACGAGGTGCGACTGTCGAAGCTGGTGGAGCACGTCGGCTGGGAGGGGGCGAAGGAATACGCCGAGGTGCGCCGCTTGCTGCAGGTCTTCGGCACCGAGGTCGGCCGCGAGGGCCTGGGGCAGGATGTCTGGATCGAGGCGCTCGCGAAGGGCACCAAGGGCTTCTACGGGAACGAGCGGAAGATCGTGATCCCGGACGTGCGGTTCACGAACGAGGCCGAGTTCATCCGGCGCATGCACGGCGAGGTGTGGGGCGTCGAGCGGCCGGACTTCGACAACGGGCTCGGAGCCAACGGCACGCATGCGAGTGAGCGTGACATCCCGATCCTGCTGCGCGGAGCCGAGTTCACGTTCATCAACGCAGCGCCGTCCGCGGCTGAGTTCCGGGAGATCGCGTTCCGCGGGATCAAGAATCGGGCGGCGATCGTCACCCGGTTCCTGGAGAAGGCCCGCGAGGACAACCGCGAGGCGCTCGACGCGCTGGCGGACTCCTGATGGCTCGGGCGGAGGACCCACGCCGCACCGCAACAGGAGCCACGCTGCTCGACGAGAAGGCCGCGTCGCTGGGGATCAAGGTCCCGACGCAGGCCACGTTGAAGAAGTACGGGCTCACCGCGCTCGACTGGCTGATCATGCTTGACGAGCAGAGCTGGGTCTGCCCGATCATGGGCGTGACGCCCAGCACTGGCCGGTTTGTGATCGACCACGAGCATGTCCCCGGGTGGGAGAAGCTGCCCCCCGATGAACGGAAGAAGTACGTCCGCGGGCTCGTGTCATGGTACGCCAACCACGCGTATCTCGGACGAGGGATCAGCATCGAACGCGCAGCCAACGTCCTCTACTTCCTGAAGAACTATGAGATGAGGAGGCCGCCACGATGAAGGAATCCACGAGGGCCGCGATCATGCTGTTCATCGTCTTCTTCTGGGTGTTCGGGTACTCGACGCTCGTGCTTGTCGGCAAGACGTTGGGGGTGGGCGAGTGAGGGTCGCGCTCGACTGCGACGAGGTCCTGTACAGCTGGCAGCGCACCGCGCGCTACCTGCTCCGGAACGTGTACAAGGGCTGGTGCGACGGGTACGACCTGACCGTGCCCTTCCGCGAGTGGGTGGTCGCCGACCAGGTCGGACAGGAGGCGTACAACTGGCTCTTCGACGAGGGCGTCCGTCAGGGTCTGTTCCGCCACGGCCACGTCATCACAGGCGCCATGCTCGGAGTCCGCTCGCTCAAGGCCGCCGGGTACGACCTCATCATCGTGACCCACCGACCGGCCAACGCGGTACAGGACACACTGGCGTGGATCGACTTCCACTTCGGCAAGGAAGACCCGTACCCGTGGTCCGGCGTCAGCATCCTGTCGCAGGGGGAGCCCAAGAGCAGCGTGGAGTGGGACGTCTTGGTCGACGACAGCCCGCACAACATCGACGACGCGCGCCTCGTGGGCCGCATCGGCATTCAGTTCGCGGCCGACTGGAACAACAACGTCGGTGCGGACTGGGACACCTTGGAGTATCAGCTGGGGAGGCTGTGATGCACGGACCCGGAAGCTACTACTCGCCCTCATACCCGCTCGTCCCCCGCATCCTTGTATTCGACCGTGTGGCTGGATCGCTGAAAGGCCGCAGGTTGCGGCGCTGGCGTCGTCACCGGGACGCGGGGCTCGCCATGTGGGAACCGACAGGTCTCGTGCTTGCCGTGAATGAGATTCTGCCCCCGGCCACGTTCGTCGGGCTCGGTGAGCCGGACTGGCCTGCGTCCAGCAGCGAGGGTGTTCAGCCCATCACGCCGGGCGCCATCACCCTCGGTCGCTCCGTGTACACGCCGCCCGCGCCGAAGTGGTACCCGACAGCGTGGGCCTCGCCGTGGTACAACGAGGGCTCGATCGCGTGGTTCCACCTCGAACGCCTTCGGACCTCCGAGAAGATGGGCTCGCCGACGTACGCCTGGGATCGCACCGTGTGCCACGAGGTCGGGCACTGCCTGGGCCTGGGGCATGGCAGCAACGGCATCATGTCTGGCGCCATGAAGCCCAACGTGCATGACCTGGATTCTGTGAGGGAGTGGTACCTGTGACCACCATCCGGTCTGCGTGCCCGCGGTGCGGGGAGGTCGACATGGAGCCGCCCCAGATCAGGCTGCTCCGCAAGGATCGGCAGGAGTACACGTTCGTCTGCCCGTCGTGCGGCGACTTCATCGTGAAGGCCGCCGACAAGAAGATCGTGGGCCTGCTGCTCGGCGCGGGTGTGGTGTGGGCCGACGATGGCCCCAAGCATCCCGAGTTGTTCGACGTCAACGCCCCGCCGTTCACACTCGACGACGTGATCGACTTCCACCGACAGCTGGAGGACCTGTGAAGACCAAGCGCGGGTGGGGAGGCAGCGGCTGGGGCTCGTGGCACACCGGCGACGGGTCCGCGTGCCCCCAGGGGTGCGACCGGCGCCACTCGGTCGAGCAGGCGGTTGAACTGAATCAGACTGCTAACGAGGAACGTCGCGAGGCGCTACGCGCGGCGCACGAGCGATGGCTGGGGAGAGGGACCTCTGCTACGTAGGGTGGCAGACCGCCCCGGTAACGCGAAAGCCCCCCAAGCCGACGGGCCTGGGGGGCTTCGCTCATCGCGCCCTCGCTTTCTCCCGCTCGGCCTTCCTCTTCCGGAGCGGGTAGCGGGCTCGATCCTGCGCCCGCATCCATTCGCCGTTCGTTCGCCTGTCTCGCTTCTTCCGCTCCCGGTCGCACACCCTGCAGACCGGGGCACCTCGTGTTGGGTCCGGGCGTAGGCTGAGTGTCCCGTGGAGCGTACAGCCCTGTTCCCATTCCTTTCGCACCAGCTCTCGCAGACGGCCGTTGTCGTCCATCACTTCTAGCAAGTTGCCGAACGGCACCGTGTGCATCTCCGGGCGTTGGTAGTGGTCGTCGTCTCTCTTCTGCTCCTCGATCAGGAGCGTCAGCTCATCCTCCCTGTTCATCCGTGTGCCTCCCTAAACTGCCTCAGGGCCTGCCAGTCGTTGCGGGCCATCTCGTGCCACTCGAACTCGCCCGCCCGGTACGGCCGGACCACCGGGGCCGCGAAGGCCCACGACGGGAACCGCTCCGGGTGAGCGTTCAGCTCGTGGTTCAGGCCCAGGAAGTCACGAGCCTGCAGGAGCTGCGTCATCCGTTCGTACGTCATCAGCATGGGTCACCCCCAGCTGGAAGTCGCGCGAACCGGTGACCTCTTGAACGCGACTCATGACCTTGACTGGCCTGGCCGCCTTGCACTGCGGGCACCGCAGGTCGTCGCCGACGAGCGTGGTGTCCCACGCGGCGGTCCCGATCCGATGGCCGCACTCCAACTCGATGTACCCTCGGGACCAGGTCATAGCGCCACGATCCCCCATCCGATGAGCGCCGCCAACACGTACAGGCAGACACCCAGCACCACGCCCAGCATGATGCCCCTCGCGGGGCCCAGTGGGTCAGACATGGTTGCCTCACCTCCCTGGATTCGCCGCTCTGGCGATCCGCCCGGTTGTCATGGGATATGACAACCAGACGCAGCGTCAGGACATGGTACCTCCGCACGGAACCGCCATCTCCGAGTCGATGTACGCGTAGCCGCAGTCCGGGCAGGTGCCCAGACCTTTGTCCTCGCGGCTCTCGCGGAAGTCGTCGAACACGGTGCGGGCGTCCTCCGTGATGACCAGGCCGACCAGCTTCTTCAGCGGGCCCGTGTAGCCACCACGCCCGACGCCGACGACCCGTGCGATCGAGGGCTGCTTGCGGTAGCCAGCACCCGGCACGAGCACGTCGTCGCCCACCCGCACGGGCAGGTCGCCCGTGAGGTACGCGTACGGGCTCGATACGGTGCCCGATGCGTGCTCGAACACGACCTGGACCACGATGCCGCCCTCGATGTCGTCGGCATCCTGCTCCAACTCGTCGGCCCTATCGGACAGGCGTGTGGCCTGCTTGCGTAGAGCCTGCGCCTCCAGGCGCATCCCCTTCGGGGTCATGCTGCCTCACCTCCCTGGAATCGGCTCTCTGCCGTTCCGCCCCGCCCCCTGAGGGGGCGAGACGCAGCGTCAGACGGTGACAAGCACCCCCTCCAGCGCCTCCAGGACCTCGGCGTCAGCCTTGGCCTGGGTGCCGTCGATGGCGTTGGAGCGAATCCGCTGTGAGCGGCTCGCGCCCTTCACCGTGGCGACGTGGTGCCCGAAGGTGTTGAACGCCTGGAGGGCGCCCCACGCAGTCCCGGCCCACGGTGCGACCCGGTTGTCATTCGCGTACAGGCCCTGCAGCGCGTCCCGCTTGTTGACCGCGATGGTGAGCGAGCGGCCTTCCGGGACCTTGCCGGTGCCATCCTTGGCGGGCAACGGCACCATGCGGTCGACCAGGGCGTTGAACTGTGCCCGGGTGACCTCGGTCTCGATCAGCCGTGTGATCTCGGCCTCCATCGAATCACCAGTCTCGAACAGCACGCCCAGAGCCTCGCGGGCCTCCAGGACCTTGCTCCCCGAGTTGCGGGTGTGCTTGAGTTTGAAGCTGTTCCCATCCTTGGCCGAACGGGCGATCTCGAACGTGTTATCGCACACCGCGACCTTCGCGCCCAGCTTGTAGCCGGTTGCGAGGGAACCGTCGTACGACGTGTACGCGAGCAGGTACGGGCGGAAGCTGACTCCAAGCACGTTGCGGCTCTCGTCCAACTCGTACTGCACCCACGCCTGCGCGCCCTTGCGGAGCAAGCCTGCCGAGCCGATGTCCAGCCCGTCACCCATGATCCGCTCGGCATTGTCGAGCAGCCACTCCGAGTAGGCGTGGCCCTGGTACCCGTCCTTGAAAATGCCGAACACCTCGCCCGGGAACGGTGCGCCGGGGCCTGCCTGCATCGCTTGGCGATCGGGCAGCTGGTGGTAGTCGAGCACGAGGTCGCCCAGCTTTGCCTGGACGAACAACGGGACCGATTGCACCTCGAAGTTGAACAGCCGCTCGATCACGTCGCCGACCGGGATTGCGCCAGCGTAGTGGTTCGGGCGTCCATTCTGGAGTGCCAGATCGTGGTGCCACGCGTTGCCGCGCTTGTCGGTGAACCCGACCAGCACGAGCGTGTTCAGCCACTCGCTAGTCTCCTGTGACATGGTACGCACCTCCCTGTGAGCGGGCGTTTCCCGCTCCGCGCGACTCCTGGGCGATTGTACCGGCGCAGCCCCGAGGTGGGGCTCGATTCCGGCTCGTGGGTCCAGGGATCACGCGCAACGAACCCCTACGGGGTCTTGTCGTCCTCGTCGCGGCCGTTACCGCACGGGCACGCTGCGCCAAGGCGCTCGTGCTCGGCACGGATACGGTTCGTCCATTCGTCTTGCTCTTGGCAGAACTGCTCGAACGACTTGTCCGGCTGTCCGTACATTGTTGCCTCCCATCTCCATCCTTGTGGCCGTTCAGGCAGGACACCACGCGCACCGTACGTCCCCGCGTCGCTGCAGCTTCGCGGCTCTCTCGGGCTTGCGATCCTATCCTGGCTCCCCGTTCGCTCCCCAACACCGTTCGGGCTCACGAGCGCGCGGGAACCTCGCTCGATAGGGTGGTGGCAGGCGAGCCGGACGTTTCGGCGCGATCCCAGCCGGGGATGGCCCTATGGGGGCACCGGCTGGTCGGCGTACTTTGTAGCGGTCTGCCTACCCAACACCTGCGCCGTACTCTGCGGGTGAAGGCACCTCCGGGGGCCTGAACGGCCGCAGGGAGGGAGATGAGTTTGGCTCGTCGATCCGGCGCCAGCCTTCCGGGTTCCTTGCCCGCATTGCCTGGCGCCTCGTCTCGTCCTGCGCGCCCGCCGCACTGGGTTCCGGCTTACGGGGCCGTCGGCCGCCGCGGGTGCTATGTCCTGACCTGACTCTACAGGTTCCGAACCTCCCCGACATCCCCCATTTGGGGGATTCTTCGGGGAGACTCGCAGCCTACAGGTTCGGCTCGGCGCAGCGGTCCCCTCGCCCGCCGATGTAGTCGATCGCGTCCGCGTCCCGCTCGGCGAGGGATGCGTCCCACGCTTCGCCGGTCTCCGCCCGCTCGAACGGCCCCTCAGGGTCCCGCAGGGTAGCAAACGGGTCGCGATCCCTCAGCCCTAGGTCGACCAGCAGCTTTCGGTATGCGTCCTGCCCGTCTCGCGCGTTGACGTATCCCCGTGCGTCGGTTGTCATGAGGCTACCCCTTCCTTCACGAATCCGGTGGAATCTCCACCGTTGCGCGCCGATCCTTTGGCGCGAAGTCCCACGACGGCGCCGTGAGGGTCGTTCGGTCGGTAATCGGTCAGGTCCCCGTCTAGCACGGGGAACCCGTTCCAGGTCTCGGGCAGTGTGTGACCTTTCACGGTGTCGAACACTACGGCCGCGTTTCCGCCTGCCCGTAGGTACTCCAGGGCTTCGGCCACCGACTGTTCCCGCTCGGACACCGAGAACGTCAGACGGTATCCGGCGCCTTCACGGTGGCGGAGCGGAGCCTTGGTGTAGTCGTACACCGTCACTCCAGGGATGGCGAGCGCGGCAGGCGCGAACCGCTCCCAACGGAGATCACTCGCGACGTTCGGCCGCCATCCAATCGGGCCATAGCGTTTCACCGCGTCCCGAAGTTCACCGACCACGACGGTAACGAAGGCCTGCGGGTGTTCCCCCGCGAATAGGGTCCGCGTCACCCGTGCTTTCCGGACTGACGCCATCGGACCTTTGCCCGCTGTCGCCAGCACGCATACGGCCGTGCATCCTGGGGTCCGCCATTGGCAGGCGTCCCAAGTTCCCGCCATGTCGGCAGGAGCGAGGGAAAGCCCTAGGATCGTTTCCGTCCCCTTCGCCATCTTCACATTGGCGTCAGGATCGCTCAGGATGTGAGCGTATGCGTCTGCGTACCCTTGCTTCACTCGGAACATCCTCCAGATCGCGCGTGCCTCTGAGTACGGCATGGCATCTGGGTCGATTGGCCCAACGTGTTCGAGATGAGCCGATAGGCTCGGGGCGCGCTTTGTGCTCGATTCTGTCATCCGGTATCACCTCCGGACCCGACGCTACACCGGATCGGCCGATACTGTCAATGACCTGCGGGAAGATAGATTGCGTGCCTACGAAATCGTGCCTAGATGACGGGTTCGGCTACATTATGGGGGAGACCTGCATCCGCGGCAGCGGGACGCACCGACCGTCTAGAACGGGAGTAAGCGTGCCCCGCGCGCTCGGCGCGCTGCTGCTGCAGGTGATCAGGTTTGGGACGACGTTCATCCCCCTAGCCCATAGCGTAGGTACGCAGTGTTAGGTCGTGGGAGTTACTCGTCCCTATCCGACCATCTAATCGATGCGATCCATTGTGACAGTGACTGTGACAGTCAAGTACAGTGGATAGTACAGTGGACAGGCACAAGCGAATGGAACTTCTCGGCGCGTGGGTCGTAGGATGTATATGGGACCCACAGCAGAAATCTGGCAACACTTTGTACCCCCGAGCAGGGAACATTGCACATGACGATGAACCGAGCGCAACGACGGCAAGCCGCCAAGGAGTTCCAGGCACAGCTGGCGAGCGGCGCCGTGGACCTCTCGCAAGTGGGAGTTGCCCCGAAGAAGGTGTTCATGGGGTACCTGACCGACGAGTTCGTCCGGGTGGAGTTCCTCCGGTCCCTCATCGCGGTTGCGGCCCGATCGAGCGAGTTGGGCTTCATGGTCCGGCCCCGGGACGTCGAGGTGACCATCGAGCGCCCTCGGGCGCTGAACCTGCTCCTCAAGAGCTTCCTGCAGACGGAGGACGAGTACCTCCTCTTCGCAGACACGAACATCGCTTTCGCCCCACAGGACGTGGCGATGCTGATAGCGGCCGATGCCGCGATCGCTGGCGCACTTTACTTCACCGCAGCGACCGGCCAAGAGTCGTGGCCGACGGCGTGGGTGGGGCAAGAACCGCCTGCTGAGGTCGAAGGGAAAGAGCTGGCTAACTACGCGCCAGAGTTCCTGGACGGACCCCAGTATGTGTCGGTGACCCTCCCCACGCCGCCGGAAGACCTCCTCCCCACCTACGAGGTGACGGAGGACATGAGTACCGAGGACAAGGTCGAGGCCGACCGTCGCCAGGAGGCGATGGGCGCCTGGGCCGCCACCCTCGCCACGCCGATCCCGGTAGCCGGGGTCGGCTTTGGCCTGGCGCTGGTGCAGCGGGAAGTCGCGAGGAACATGGCCGAGAACTTCGAGTGGCCCTTCGAGGCCGTCCAGGACCGCCGGGAGGACCTCACCTTCTGCCTCCGGGCCGCGGAGCTGGGCTTCGAGACCGTCGTGGTCCCCGCCGCGCGGGTGGGCCACATGCGCCAGGAGATGATCTGATGGCGCTCGATGAGAAGGACTTTCCCCAGGACACGCCCAAGCGGTATGAGTTCGCGACGGGTTGGCAGTTTGTCCCCGCGAAGCTCGTGAAGGAGTTGATCGCGTTGGGCGAAGAGTTCGGCTGGGGCAAGGGCTGGAACGACGAGATGACGCTGTGGATCGGCCCGCCGCCGAGCCCGGCCATGGACGCCTCGACCGTCGAGCTGCGCGATAAGCAGGGCGAGCTGATCACCAGCACGCTGATCTCCTCGACCGCCGCGAGGCGGCGATGAGTCTAGCCGACGACGCCGCTCTGCACGCCGACCGACAGGCGATCAAGGACCGAGCGACTGCGGGCGTGAGCCACTACGACGACCGGGACAGCCGGGCCGCGATCTTCGCGACCAACTGCCTCGGGTGCAACTGCGCCGAGGGCAGCTTCCACGCGAAGACCTGCCCCTGGTACGAAGAGACTCCGGGTGCGGCCAAGCTGCTCCGGATCGACGTGAAGAAGCTGATCGAGCAGTACGGACTGCGCCCGCGGTGGGCATCCCTGGATCGTGAGGGGTTCCTGACCATCGCCGGGCATTCCAAGGAGGCATGACATGGCAAACTACGTGGAGGTGTCGGCCCTGAAGCGCGCGCTGAATCTGGCTCGCCTTCGGGCAGAGGACAAGGTCGACGCTGCCGCCCGCGGTGTTCGGACGGAAGACCCCGTGATCGGGGCCGACCGCCTGGTCGACAAGGGTGAGAAGGCCGAGTCGTTCCAGGGCGTCGCCGAAGAGGGCGGGGTCCGCGCGACCGTGACGGTGACGGTCGAGGCCAAGTAGGGTGGATCGTGCCGTACAAGAGCGAGAGGCAGCGGAGGCACATGCACGCGAAGCTGCCGAAGATCGCCGCCCGGTGGGACCGGGAGTACGGGTCGTCTACCGCTGCGCCTGCGCCTGCGCGTCAGGCGCCCACCGCGGGCAAGGTCCGCAGGAAGAGACGGTGATCCGTGAAGTCTGAGGACCGCATCAAGGACCTCGAAGCGCGCCTCGCGCGGGCTGAGGCCCGGATCGCTGACCTGGAAGCACGGCCGCTCCCGCTCGTGTACACTCCGCCCGTCGGCGGCGGGCAGACGAACCCATTCCCTTGGCCGGGAAACGTGTGGACGGCCGAAGGAAATCAGGTCGCGGGCAAGACCGTGTCGGTGCCGAAGGGCGTCTCGTTGAGCGACGCCATGTCGATCCTGTCCCAGGCGCTCTGATGGGACCCTTCCCGCACAGCTCGCCTGGCAACCCCCAGCGCGCCGCTGTCGAGGACGAGGGCGTGACGAGCGACACGAAGTTCGCGAAGACCGACGTGGCCTACCGAGACGCCGGGTCTTCGAACACGCGCTGCGAGAAGTGCAAGCACTTCCGCTGGTCGGGAGGGCAGCGCGGCAAAGGAACGTGCCGATTGGTCAACGGATCGATCGACGCCGGGTACGTCTGTGACGAGTTCGAGACGGGGGGCAACTCCCTGATGGACCTCGTGACCGGCGAGCCCACGCAATAGCCGGATGCTCCGGTCGCACTGACCCTGCGCCTTCGGGCGCCGTTCCCGGAAGGAGAGATAGATGCCGAACAAGTTGCTCTTTGGTGGCTGGGCCGCCGTTGTGGAGGCCAAGACCGCCGCGTACACCGTCAAGCCGCGTGACTGCGGCAAGCTGTTCACGAACCGCGGCGCAGGCGCGTCTGTGACGTTCACGCTGCCGAAGATCGACGCCGTGACTGGCCTGAAGGGCGTCCAGTTCGAGTTCATGACCGTCGCCGCACAGCCGATCGTCATCGCCTCGGACCCGGCCGACAAGCTGGTCGTCCACGCGGACGCCACGGCCGACACGATCACCACGGCGGGCACCATCGGCCAGCATCTCCGGGTCGTCTCCGACGGCACCGGCTGGCTCGTGATCTCCGACCCGTCCGCGGCCTCGGCCGCCACGGCGGTGACGGCGGTCACGCTCGCCACGTAACACATCATCGGTGGCAGGGTCTGCCTGAGACCTGGGAGCCACCACTGCGGGCGGGGGCTCAGGCGCCCCCAGGCATGGGACTCGGCGTCCCCCGCCCGTTTGACTGTAGGGGTTTCCGGCCGGGCGAGCGGCCCGGCCCGGAGACACCCGCTAGGGCAGCATGCTGAGATGCACGGTACGTCGCTCTTCCGGTAGCCCCGGAAGGGACGGCGTCTTGGACAGGCCGGGGGGCACCCCGGGAGAACCCGTGTGGTCCGTCCAGAGCGTTGATCGCGCGAGAGACGGATAGCCACTGCTGCCTGTCTGTACCGGCGCACTTACGCGTCGGCGTTACGCGAGCGGGCTGCGTTTCCTGCGTGGACACGCGGGCGCGCAGTCATCGCGCACAGCCCCGGAGGGCCGTAAGGCGGGTTCGACTCCCGCCCCGGGGCACGGACTGAGGGACGCATTGGGGCGCCACCCAAATGGAACGGGACCCCCCGGAGGACAGAGGGTACATGGCTGAAGAGCTGACGTTCAAGGAAAAGATCAAGAGCTTGAACTTCGGCACGGTCCCCGGGGGGTTTCGGGATTCCAACAGCACGTCGATGTACGACAAGGACGCGCTGCTGGATCAGATCGGGCACCCCGATGGCCGTGGTTCGGCGTTCAGCAAGGAGCGGGTGGAGGACACCCGATCCACCGTGCGCCGGAAGACGCGCGAGTTCCTCTCGGAGGTATGAGCGCCAACGAGATCGGCCGTCTCCGCGCCGCACGATCGCTCGCGGACGGATCGACGAAGGCTGCGGCTGCACGCGCTGCCGAAGTCGATCCGGGCACGATCACCAAGTGGCTGAAGGACCCGTCGTTCCGAGACCTGATCCTGAAGGCTCAGACGCCCGCCGACGATGACGTCGGGGCACAGGCGGTGCAGGGGCTGTCGGACATGGTCCCGAAGGCCCTCCGCGTGATCGACGAGTCGCTCGATGGGAACGGCACGCCGCAGCAGCTGAAGGCGGCGCTCGACGTGATCAAGGCAGCAAGGCAGCTGGAGCCAGTCGGTTCCGCTGATGCAGGCCCCTCTACGCTGGCAGCAGCGATTGCGGAGATCGATGGTTCCCAACCCGCACGATGAACTGGGGAGCACCGACACCCTGGTCCAGACCATTGCCAGGTTGCGCGAGAGCCGTGAGCTGTACGCGCAGGCGTGTCTCCGCATCCGAGACAAGAACGCCCAGCTGATCCCGCTCCAGCCGAACTTCGCACAGCGGCACGTTGAGGCGCTGCTGGAGGAACAGCTTCGCACGACAGGCCGCGTACGCGCGGTGGTCCTGAAGGCCCGGCAGGAGGGAGTGTCGACGTGGGTCGCAGCGCGGTTCACCCACAAGACGAACCTCTGGGCGGGGCAGAAGGCGCTGATCATCGCCGACGCCCTGGAACGGGCCCGGGCGATCTACGGCATCTACGAGAGGTACTACTCCGAGCTGCCGGAAGACCTGCACCCGCAGATCAAGAGCCGCGCGGGGCAGCGGCACATGCACTTCATGCACGACAGCGAGATCGACATTCGCCCAGCTTCCGATGCCAATGCGGGGCGAGCGGCGACGATTGGCCTGCTGCACTGTTCTGAGATCGCGTTCTGGCCCGACAACACCCAGCGCCAAGTCTGGGTCTCCGCCATGCAAGCGGTCCCTGATCAAGGTAGCGAGATCATCGTCGAGTCTACGCCGAACGGCGCCGGTGGCCTCTTTTACGAGCTGTGGGACCTGACGCAGAAGAAGGACAGCGGGTGGCTCGGCATCTTCCTCCCCTGGTGGATTCACGAGGAATACGACGCAGGGTACGGCACGTCCGCCCCGCCAACACAGGCGGAGCTGGACTCGATCGAGAAACACGCTGACGACTTCGAACTGCAGGCCCTGGGGGAGGGCATCCCGTGGAACGGCCAGCAGTACGTGCTGCCGCTCTCGCGCCTCGCCTGGCGTCGCCGGACGATCATTCAGCGGTTCGCCGGTGATCCGACGACCCTCGGGAAGGACGCGATCCGTGACTTTCAGCAGGAGTATCCGGCGACTGCGGAGGAGGCTTTCCTCTTCAGTGGCGCGACGTTCTTTGACGAGGAAGCTCTTCGTCGCCTCGCCCGACACACCGTTGATCCCGACGCAACGGGAAACCTCACGCGCAAGACGGTCACTCTCGAAGGCGAGGTCAAGCAGGTCGTTGTCCTCCACCCATCTCGTCGAGGACTCGTTGAAGTTTGGGAGCGTCCCCGGCCCGGCGAACACTACACGCTCGGAGCGGATACGGCCGAAGGTCGTCTCGTACAGAAGGCCCGGGTCAACGCCGATCGAGCCGTCCAGGAAGCCGGTGGACGTGACTACTCTTCTGCCAGCGTATGGCGCCTGGCTCGCGACGCGTGGACGGACGATCGGACCAAAGAGGAGCACCCCGCCACCAAGCGCAAGCTCGTAGCGATGATCCACGGCCAGCCCGCCAGCGACATCTTCGCGCGGCAGGTCGCGCTCGCAGGCGAGTGGTACAAGTGCGGGGATGAGAAGAAGCAGACCGTGGACTACTCGCTCGTTCTAGTCGAGAACAACCATTCGTCGGGACAGAGGGTGCTGGAGTACCTCAAGGACATCCTGAAGTACAAGCGCCTGTACTGGATGCGCGAGCAGAACACCCGGACCAAGAACTTCGAGCGGCGGATCGGCTGGCGGACGGACGAGCGGTCTCGATGGATTCTCCTGGACTACCTGGGAGAGCTGATCCGCAAGGACCTCGTCGAGATACCAGACCCGCAGACCGTCCGCGAGCTGACGACGTTCGTGTTCGACGACAACGGCAAGCCCGCAGGGGCTGAGGGGACGCACGACGACCGTGTTATCAGCCTGGCTCTCGCGGCTCAAGGCGAGCGTGAGCACCGTCACGCTACGCTCATGGTCGACCGCGAGGCCCGGGAGGCACGGAGCAACTGGGACGTCGCCCCCACCGGAACCGGTTATTGACCTCACGAAGGAGGACCACTAGATGGCAGGAGTCAGAGATGCAACGCTACAGCCGAAGGGCTACCAGAAGCTGACATCCGCGGGATCGGTGTTGACGCCGACGGTGCCTTCGGGTGCCGGGCGCATGCTGGTCAAGGCCGAGACGAAGGCGTTCCGCTGGCGTGACGACGGGACTAACCCAACCGGGACCGACGGCATGTCGATCGACACCGGTGACGAGCTGTGGTACACCGGCCAGGCCAGGGCCATCCGGTTCATAGAGGACGGTGGGACCTCCACCGCGACGTTGCACATCTCCTACTACGCATGAGGTCCTCCAAGCGCCCGAAGCGCACGACGATCGTCCCCAACCAGGACTTCCTCGATGAGGGCGTCCGGTTCGTCAAGGGCGAGTCCTACCGTGTCGACGTCGAGAAGGCGAGGTACTTCTTCCGTAACGGGTGGATCGAGGGGTCCGATAACCCGAACCCCACCCCCGATCCCACGCCGACGGACCTGAAGATCGACAACGGCTTCCTTGGTCTGAAGGCTCTCTTCAGGAGGGACGATGGCTAAGTCAGTCCACAACGACGTGCTGGACGGGGCCTTCCTCGTTCTCGACAACGGCGACATCATGACGGCGTGTAACGCCGAACCTACCACTCGGACGGAGGCGATCACGACCTTCAAGCTGGCCGACGTCGCCATGACGCCGACCACCGACTACACGATCTCTGACGGCGACACGAACGGACGCAAGGTCCGGATGGCCGCCAAGTCTTCGGTCCCGGTGGACACTTCGGGTACCGCCACCCACATTGCGATCTGCGACGGCACTCGGCTTCTGTACGTCACGACCTGCACCTCGCAGGCGCTGACGTCAGGCAACACCGTGAACTTCCCCGTGTGGGACGTCGAGATCGCAGACCCGACGTAAGCCGTGGCTGACACCAAGATCAGTGCGCTGGCGGCGGCGAGCGCCGCTGCGGCTGCGAACGAGCTTGCCATCAACGAGGCGGGCACGTCGAAGAAGTTGACGGTCGCGCAGCTCGACACATACGTGAGCCCGACGGTCATCGCCTCCGCCGCCGCGCCCGCTTCCGGCGCGTTCCCCGACAAGGGCGTGGGCTCCGAGGCGTGGCTGCTGAACACTGCTGACAACGCGGTGACCACCATCGAAGACGTCATGACCTTCACCGGGCTCGTGGCCGGGACGTATCTGTACGAGTACTTCCTCGTCTGGCGGTCGGGCACCGTGACGGTCGGCTGCACCTGGACGGTGGACTACACCGGCACCGTGACTCGTTCTCGTGGCACGCGGCACTACCAGTCCACGGGTACGGCGGCGGCAACAGGAGTTGCGGACGGAACGGTGGTCAACTTGACCGGTGCGCTGGTCGAGCACATGAGCGACGAGATTGACCCGCTCGTGCTGGGTCCAAACACCGGCGTGGGTTCCATCACCGAAGACCAGTTCGACTACGTCCGGGGCATCATCGTGGTCTCCACCACCGCCGACCTCAAGCTCCAGATGACCGGAGAGGGCGGCGCAGCCGTCACGTTCAAGGCCGACTCCATCGGCATCGTCAAGCGACTCGCATAGGAGGCAGCGGTGGCTGACCGCTACCTTCTCGAATCAGGGGCACCCGATGGGTACCTTCTTGAGGACGGCACCGGCGTCCTATTGCTGGACATCCCGGCCGCGGCGGTCCTGGATCAAGTGGGGTTCCGAGCCCGCTTCGACGATGGCAACGAGACGACGGCTACGTGGAAGACCACCGAGAACAACGACTGGCAGCAGTGCGTTGACGAGAACCTCCGGGTTCGGTTCGTCGTGGACGAGACCGGGGGCGGAGACCCCCCAGCCACCGTCTTCCAGCTCCAGTACAACCTGAACGGTGCGGGATGACTCGACGTCAATGCAGCGTCAAGCGTTGTCCGTGCGTCTGCATCGCCCAACCTCGCGGACAGCACTGCCACTACGCGTCAGCTCTCGTCGGGCACCGGCACGTTCGTGGCTGGAGGCTTCGACGAGGTCAACGGTGAATCAGGCGGCTGGGACCTCGGGGTTGGTGGTCTAACCGAAGTCGAGTACTGCGTTCAGATCAGGTCTGCCGATGTCGCAGTCGGTGACACCATCGACCTTCGGCTGTGGAACGACACCGCTGGCGCAGTCCTCGATGCCTACGCGCAAGTCCCGACGATCACCGTCTCCTCGACCACTCTTAGGGCCGCAAGCAGCACCACTAGCGCCGGACCCATTTCATCCGCCAGCTTCGTCCCACCGGCGAACGAGCTGCTCGTCGTCTTCGCATTCGGTACAGGTACGTCCGACACGACGATGACCTGTACGAGCACCGGCAACACCGCCGCTTGGGACCAAGTCGGATACGTCGTCTTCGAGACGCTGGGCAACAATGGACGGCTGACGGTCTGGGTGCAAACCGCCCTCACGACAGCTACCGGAACCGTCGTCACCGTGAGCTATCCCGGTGACAACACGTCGGGCAACCACCTGTACGTGTTCGGTGTGTCCGGCATGACCAAGATCGGCGCAGCTGCTGTTCGTCAGGACGCGCAGGATGACGTCCACGCCGCGGGTACTCCGCAAGCCACTGCGCTCGCCGCAGCCGCTTTGGCCGAGAACCCCGTGCTCATTGGTGTTCATGACGAGGGCACGGCAGTCGGCTGGACTCCGCCCACAAACTGGATCGAATCGGAAGCTCCGGTTGGTGAGCAAGTCATCACCGTCCCAGACAGCCGCACAGAGGTCGCCGCTCGAAGCAGCGGGTTCACCGGCACCACAGTTACGTGGGGTTCCTCCAGCACCGGGGAGTACGCTTCCTATGTCCTGGAACTGGACACCTCGTCTGAAGTCACCCTGGTCATCCAGGACGCGACGCACGGCCATGCCGCCGACAACCTCGCGCTGACCCAGGACCACTTCCTGACCGTCGCCGACGCACTGCACGCTCAAGCGGCCGACAACGTCGCCCTGATCATCAACCTGGCGATCCAGGACGCGCTGCACGCGCACACGACCGATGGCATCGTCCTGACCCAGCTCCACATCCTGGCGATCGCTGACGCCCTGCACGCGCACCTTGGTGACAATGTGGTGCTGACACAGCTCCATGTGCTAGCGATCCAGGACGCGATCCACGCCCAGCTCGGCGACAACGTGACGCTGACTCAGGTCCACGTCTTGGCGATCCAAGATGCGCTCCACGCGCACGCCGCGGACAACCTGGTCCTGGTGGAAGAGTCCGCTGGTGACTTGGTCATCCAGGACGCCATTCACGGTCACGCGGCCGACAGTCTGACACTCACGCAGGCGCACGTCCTGGTGGTCGCAGACGCGCTCCACGCCCACGCGGGCGACAACCTCGTCCTGACGCAGGTTCACAACCTGACGATCCAGGATGCACTTCACGCCCACCTGGGCGACAACGTCGCACTGAGCATCCCTGGCGCCGGACCCGGTCCCAATACGGACCCGCCCGTGCGGATGCGTCGACGCCTCTGGACAGGAAGTTAGGAGACAGCCTTGGCAGGATTCGCGATGGACGTCCCGATCGACCTGAGCGTCGACGGCGAAGACCTGTTCCCACCGGAGGAAGAAGACCAGCGGAAGCTCGTCTCCTACGTCCAGCGCAAGTTCAAGATGGCGGAGCAGGCGCGCGCTCCGCATGAGACGCGCTGGCTCACGTACTACAAGGCGTACCGGTCGTTCGTCGCTGCCCGCAAGCCAGGACAGTGGCGGTCCCAGACTTGGATGCCGATCTCGTTCTACGTGATCGAGACGATCCTCCCGCGCCTCTGCGCGAGCCTGCCTTCGGCGACGGTGAACCCCGTCGGCCCCGAGGACGTCGATCCTGCGGAGACGATGGAGGAGCTGCTGCACTGGGCCGAGGACAAGAGCGAGCTGTTCCCGCAGATGGTGACGGGCGTGAAGTCCAGCCTCATGTTCGGCACCGGCGTCCTGAAGATCGGGTACGGTGAGAAGAAGGGCTTCAACATCCGGGTGGAGCCGGTGATGGAGCAGACCACGACGTCTGTTCCGACCGGCGAGACCGACATCGATGACAACCCGCTGATGCAGGAGATGCCCGGCGAGCCCACGCCGAAGCTGGACGAAGAGGGCAACGAGATCACTCAGACCGTCCGCGAGGAGTACCTCACCTACGCGGGGCCGGTCGCCGAGGCCGTGGACCTGGAGAACTTCTTCCCGGACCCGATGGGCGACGACGTGCAGACCTGCCGGTACGTGATCCACCGCGTGTACCGGGACGCAGCGCACGTCAAGGCGAAGATCAAGGACGGCACTTACAAGGTGCCGGATCGCGAGGACTGGAAGCGGTACCTCGACAACAAGACGACGAACAAGGCTCTGCAGCGCCTGGCCGAGATCGAGCGGGGCGGCGGCGAGCCGAGCGAAGAGGGGATGGACAAGGACCTCTTCCCGCTCCTGGAGTTCTGGACGAAGGACTACGTTATTACGGTGGCAGGCGAGGAAGCCGAGGGCATCCTCCTGCGCGCGGAGCGCAACCCGTTCGCGCACGGCGAGATTCCGTTCATCCGGATCGTCGACCACATCGTCCCTCACGAGTTCTTCGGCGTCGGTGAGCTTGAGCCGCTGGAGGGCATCCAGGATCAGCTGAACGCGATCTGGAACGCCCGCCTCGACAACATCAAGCTGACGCTGAACAAGATGTACGCGGTCGTCGCGGACTACATGATGGACCCGAACGAGCTGGTGAACCGGCCCGGCGGGGTCGTCCGGTTCCGCGAGGGGCTCCCTTTGGAGCAGGTGTTCCGCGAGATCGACATGGGCGAGGTCACCGGCGCCGCCTACACGGAGGCCGCCGAGCTGATGAAGATGGGCGACCAGGCCACGGGCGTGAGCCCATACCAGACCGGCCAGGACAGCCCGGCGTACAACCGCACGGCCACCGGTGTGGCCCTGATCTCGGAGCAGGGGAACACCCGCTTCTCGTTCAAGGTCACGCTGGCCGAGCACACGGGGTACAAGCACCTCGTGCGGCAGTACGCCGCGATCCTCCAGCAGTTCCTCCCCGAGGACCTGGTCTTGCGGATGAAGCAGGGCGAGGTTGAGCAGAAGATGCAGCAGGCGCAGATGGCCGCCCAGCAGGCGGGGCAACAGGCCCTGGCCGCCACGGGCGACGAGATGCTCGCGCAGCAGCACGCCATGGGCATCATGCAGCAGATGATGACCGACCCGGAGACCGGGCTGCCCTACGACCCGATGAACACCTGGAAGCGGATCACACAGGACGCGATCAACGGCCGGTTCGACTTCGACATCCAGGCCGAGTCGTCCACGCAGACCCTGTCCATGCGCCGGGAGCAGACCCTGTCGCTCGCGCAGACCGCGATGGCGGACCCGTACTTCAAGCCGCGGCCGATCCGTGAGGACCTGCTCAAGGAGTTCGGCCGGAAGGACGCCGAGAGGTACCTCTACTCCGACATGGACATCCAGATGATGCAGCAGGCAGCGCAACAGCAGGCCCCCGAGGAAGAGAGCGAAGGTGCCACTGAACCGGCTGTTTAGGCAGGACTCAGAAGCTGCCGAAGCGATGCAGGACCTGTACATCCTGGAGCTTCGCGAGGCGATCGTTGCCAAGCGCGAAGAGCTGGAGGTGTACGAGACGAGTGCTTGGGAACACGTCGACAAGGTGCTCGCGGAGAAGCTGGAACGCAGCTTCCGCGACATGATGGTCGGAGACCCCGAGCAGATGATCCTCGCCCGCGAACGCGCGCGAGTAGTGAGCGATCTACGCGCGGAGCCCGAACAGCTCCGAGAGAAGATCGCAGACCTCCAGAGGAAACTCATGGAGGCCGAAGGAGAGACCGATGGCTGAGGACAACGTCTTCGGCATCGAGGAGAGGCCCTCCGAGCCAGTCGAAGAGACGGGCGAGGAGATCACCCTGGAAGCTCCCGAAGTCGAAGAGCCAGCCGAGGGATCACCGACCGAAGAGGTCGCCCCCGAGGCAGCAGAAGCCCCCGCCCCCGAGTTGAGTACCGAGGATCAACAGGAAACCCTGTCAGATGACGGTACTGAAGTCGCACCCGAGGAAGTGGACGTCGTCCAGCAATGGCTCGACTCCAAGCCCGAGGGGGTGCAGTTCGCAGGCAAGTTCGACGACCCGGTGCAGCTGGAGCGTGGCTACAACGAGTCGCGAGAGATGTGGCGTCGTGCAAACGAGGCCCGGAAGGCCGAGGCGCAGCGCGCCTTGGAGCTGCAGGAACGGTACGTCCAGCTCTACCAGCAGATGGAGGGCGTGGTCCCGATCCTGGAGCAGGCAGCACAACGTGAGCGCGCGTACAACGCGTTCGCCGAGCAGCACAAGACGCAGTACGGGGAATACCCGGCGGGCTACGAAGCCCCGGCCCCCCAACCTGCCCTTGGACCGGCCGACATCGATGCCCAGATCGAACAGCGTCTCGCTATCGAGCGGGAGGAGATGAAGGCGAACTACCAGAAGCAGCTGGAGTATCAGCAGCTCCAGGGGAACATCTTCAGGTTCTTCGAAGAGCACCCCGAGGTGGAGCCTGGCAGCGCCCTCGACTCCGAGATCACCGACGCCAAGGACTACCTGAACGACGCCTGGGACCGCTATGGGA